AATACCAAAACCTAATGGATCAATCTGATCCTGAGTCAGCGGTCGCATCATGTTCATGCCTAAAGCACCTTCAGGCACAGCATTTGGCAATAATTTAGAGCCTAACAAACCACCGCCTGCAACATTTAACGATGTATCAAAGGCTAGTTGCTGTATTTCTTGAGGACTTAGTTCGCCTCTAAATACCTGACCAAACTTATTTATTCCGCTGTAGGCATCCTGCAAAAACTGAGGAACTGCCATCTCAAAGTTGCCCTTATTGCCATACATATCCCTCTCAATAGGGAGTAACATTCCAGTATAGCGAGGGGCAGGGAGTGCATCTGAAGGATTATATCCTGATAATAAACCTTGTTGCATATCTACGCCCACTTCGTCTTATGTGACCAATACCTTGCAGACAACTTTGATGGATTAGGATCTTGAGCATTATGCCTCGCATAATAACTCTTCTTCCTCATCTTATCCGCTTTCGTCTTTGGATTACCGCCTGCACCAGTTACACCCTGCTGACCAAATCTTATTGTCTTTGTTGTATCACCAACTTTGGCAACAACCACATGAGACTTAGTCTTATGATTGGGGGTGCGTTTCGGCTTATTATATTTGGTTAATCCTAATTTTTTTAATTTGGGATCACTCATTAAACTCGCCTGCTTCTATTCTCTTCAAATACTCAATAAACTGACCCTCAGACAAATCCGCCTTTGCACCACAATTTGCAGTCGCAACTGTCATCGCAATCATTATGTCCTGCCAACTAAGATCCAATGAGATATGAACACCATTCGCCATAGTGCAGAACATCTCCAATGCATACCCAAAGTCCTCTTCCTTATCTTTCGGAATAAACGTAACTTTTTCGGTTTTTTTTGGAAATTTAACTATATTATCCACGCACTGTTTGCCTTCAGGGGTTTCCGACTGTTCCATCTGCTCATTGCTCCACTTGCAATCGATCCATTTTCAGCAAACGTCAAAACAAAAGCATCTGCAACGTCAGGTGATCTCTGACCCCTGCGTTTCATCTCATCCTTGCTCTCAATTTTTAATTTGCCAGTAGAAAGATATTTGTAACGAATACCAGTAATCTCTTGAATTAAACTATCATCCTGCGGTATGTGAACATCTCTGCCCTCAAACCACTCACGACAATTCCAAAATAATTCATCCCTTAATCTTGTGAACTTGTCCTTCAGTGAAGCACTCTCAGACACAGCAATCGATATAGAAGGCAATCCTAATTCCTTCAATCTATCAGCTAGTCCTGCACCAATACCAATAGCATCAATATAAATAGCAGTAGGGCGGTCATTATATCGAACCGCTTCATACTCAGTCAGGATAATGCCTGCCATCTCCATTAAATCTTTTTGCGACCATGTCTTAATCGGCTCTAGTAACTCCTGACCTCGCCTTTTGGCTAAGGCAGATCTATCATTCCCATATCTCGCAACATCCAAACCCCAAACAACTGGTGTCATGGGTGATGCCTCAATGTCTCGCTTTGTTGCCCCTTCCACTAAATGAAGAGGTAATAAAACATCGTCAGACTGAGTAGGGAACTCGCCTAAAACACGAACCTTATAAATATTGCTTTCTTCACCATATTTCGACTTCATATCTTCCAAAAACTTGTCAGATACATATTCGCCATCCTCACAAGAGACAGTCATGTTAAACCATCTATCTCGCATCGAATGAAAACTCTCATAAAAATATCCATCAGATCTTGTGGGGTTTCCACACATAACAACCTTAGCACCCTCAGTCGATAAAGCACCTTCACCAACCTGAAAGACAACATCAGGAATACCTGAAGCCTCTTCACATATGAACAACATATTTTCTGAGTGGAAGCCTTGCAGTGCTTCAGGGTTTTCTCTTCTACTCGTTCGTGCAACACAGAAGCTATCGGAAGCACCCTTTAGTGCAATCTTGTCAGACTTAACCTCTAACTGGCTCTTAAATCCATCAGGAAGCCGTCTATACCACTTGTCAACCTCAGACCATAAAACATCCGATAATTGGTGGGCGGTGTTAGCTGTGACTGCTATTTTGCAGGGGTAGTGAGTTAACATCCACCAAAGAATAAGCCATGATTGAAAAGCTGTCTTACCAACTCCATGACCTGACTTTATCGATATTTTGTCATTATCTCGTATGCCTATTACTGCTTCTCTTTACCACTTTTGGGGGGTGGCTTTCAATATAGCTTCAACGAATAGAACTGGATCGTTGTGTAATTTTAATAATGTTTCAGTTGCGTTACTCAATGCCCACCCCTAACCCCTGCAAGATAAGGGGTAATCTCGCAGTACCGAAATTGAGAGGGGTATATATAATCATCACCACCCCCTGCATGTGATCAAGGGGGGGTCAAATAAAATATCCCTGCAAAATTCTTAAATAAATATTAATAGTGGCTAACAAAGTGGCTAACCTTAGCTGTAATCGTTGTATACCAACAGTATTCGTCAGGTCAGTTATGTAACGACCTATTGAATTGTCTTAGTTTCTGCCGATTTCTTGCGTGTGCGTATTGCGTTATCTAGTGTACTTTCCTCACCATCAACCACCTTACTAACTTCCTTCAATGCATCCAAATAACTAGCCTCATGCTTGACTTCCATCCTATGAACATCGCCATACTTCTTCGGTGCTAACTTACTTGACTGCCACTTCAATGCATCTATCGCCACTCTAGCCTGATTGTAATCTATCGTTCCATTCAACATATCATTCACTGTATCGGTAATCTTATCTGCATATACCTGACCTCTATTCTCCATAGCCATTGCATATCTCTGAGCAAATCCATTGTCGCTATTCAGCTTATCCGATACCAATCTCCATGTCGGCATATCCTTATCATTACCGCATACATCTCTAGCGGATCTTCCTTCACCTATTCTCTTCAGGAACTCGATCCATTCTTTTTCAGTATATTTTCTGCTCATAAATACCACCAAATAAAAAACCCCACATTTCTGTGAGGCTTTCATAACAAAGTTTGAGGAGACTAAAAATCAACATCTAGTGTCAATTACTTCAATCATATACAAGTTGTACCAAACAAAGGTCGCAAGTGCAATATGTCTTTACATATATTGCAATATATTCTAATATTATGCACAATAGTTAATTTAATATTGGAGATATACTATGAAATACTTTTTAACTTGTGTAGCCGAAATGACCGCATTGCTTATGATGTTTGGTTGTGCTTATCTTGCATTAGTGATTTTTGTATAATGTTTAAGATATTTAACATTTCAGATTTACATTCATTCAAAAACTTTAATGAACTGTATATTCGTGAACTTGAGGATGAACTATCAAGGAGACCTGATAATCAACTCAGAGCCAAATTAAATTCATTTAAAGATGTATCAGATGAGATTGACAATCAAATACACAATCACCATCAAATCAGGAGAGTTTCTTAAAGGCATCCTCAAGATCATCTAAACTTAATCTCAATATCTCCGCAGAGGCTTTCTCGTTTCTGCGGTTTTTTATTGCCCACTCCTTAGCCGAATAATTATGCAACACAACATCCTGCACAATACTGAAACTTCTTTTACCCATTCGTCTAGCAACCTTAATAAAATCCATCATAGCAACCTCAGCACGATCAAAGTCACCTGATAGATCCTTTCCTACCACTTGATCTGACAACGTAGCTGTTAGCTTCTGATTTCGCCCTGAAGCCATATACAAACCCAATAACCTCTGAGCAGTCTGATATTGATCGTAATCGATAACACCCTTCTTAAAATAAGTATCAATCCATAACTGATCAGTTACATATAATATTTTCTGCCCTGCTATTTTAGTCGGCTTTTCAATAACTTCATGCTTCTGCAAGAACTCAGGAGTTGGCAGAACTCTTTCTTCTTTCGGAGTTTGAACTTTCTTTTTTTTCATCCAGTGCAATCCCCTTCGTCAGCCTGACAAAAATATCCTTGTTGATCGAATACCCAATCTTGTTGGTTAGTTACAAAATCATTGAAGTTAGATAAGTTTCTATCTCGGTTAAATTGTTTGTTGGTTATCTTTTCCATATCAAGCCACCATTTAGCTTTGTCAGGAAATTCTTTGAATAAAATAGCTAATTGGGATTCAGATTTAAGAAAACAACCATCACAGTTACCCATAATGGTTTTGCCTTTTACTACTGGAAGCCTTAATTTAAATGGTTGCTTTGACCAAAACTTTTCAACATCAACTAATGTATCGTCAGCCAATGCTATAGGATAATATGGATAATAACCTTGATCCAATTTATATTTTAATCTTCTTTTTTCGTCAGCCCTTATACCTAAACAGTTATTCCAATTTTTCCACCCTAATGATTTAAGGTATTTACTAGCTGTTTGTATTTTCAATATACCAGTACAATATCTTTGCAGAGCATTTGGTAATCTTCCATATCGTAATATAACCTTTTCAAATGGCTCGCCATTATAACTAGCTGAATTATGGCTGACCTCTTTAAAGCTATTTTTCCCATCAACTTCGTCATATTCTAACCAAACAATATTGACATTCCATCTATGAGAACATTCTTGAACAAAATCTAATGTTTCTTCCATTTCACGACCAGTGTTCGTAAATATTACTTTTGCTCTATCAGGCAATCCATTATTAGCTTCAAGGATTTTATAAAGCATATAGCCACTAGTACGACCACCACTAAAGCTGATCTGAACATTTCCTTCAGGTAGCTTGTATGAGTTCATCGAATGTCAAACTCATCTAGAATTGACTGCATCTTGCCTTCCAACATTGCCTTCTCACAATCCGCCCTCAGCTTATGAAAATCTGTGCCTGCATAATTTGGCATATCTTTTTTCTTATAAACCTGATCAAT